GATGGGGAGGAAAGCGGCATGATCGAAACCGCAATGTTGCTTGATGGGGTGGAGTTGCCGCTGCCACCGTCGGTGAATCACTACTGGCGGCCAGGGCGTGACCATCGCGGCAGGCCCGCACGATACCTGACAGCCGCAGCAAAGCATTACAAGCAGGCCGTGGGCCTCTTGTGTGGCCGAAAACAGGCGTTTTCTGGGCGATGTAGTGTTAAGGTACTGGTCTGGGTTCCAGACCGCCGCCAACGCGATCTGGACAACCTCCTGAAGGGCCTGCTGGATAGCATCACGGGCGCCGGTGTGATCATAGACGACTGCCAGATTGACGAGATCCACATGCGGCGGGAAGGCGTCCACAAGGGCGGAAAGGTTCAGGTTTGGCTGTGGGGGATTGAGGCATGACAGAACACAGCATTCAGTGGTATCTGCAGCAGTGGGGTATCTGGCAGCGCATCGCCAAGAATCCGATCCCGCGTTACGTTTCACCAGCCTATGCCATCATGGCGCAGAACGTGGAGCAGCAAGGGCGTCTGCCGTCATGCCTGATCGATGACGACCTGGCGCTCGGAATTGACGGGCTGGTTTGCCGTTTGCGAGTGCGCCATCCGAGGCTGGCGGTGATTGTTGAGTTGTACTACCGCGATGGGCTGAGCGATGAAGCCGTGGCGGACAAGACGGGGCGTAGCCGCAAGACAGCCGCCAAGGACAGGATGGCGGCTGAGCATTGGCTGGATGGGGTTTGGAATGGGTTGGCCGCTTGACTGGTACCCAATACCCCTATATGCTCATGTAAAGATGCGGTTTTTCCGCTCAACAAAGCCTCGGTTCGTCCGGGGCTTTTTCATTTCCGAATCCCTCGACTGTGAAAACCGTTTGCCCGCCTGACCCCGCGGGCTTTTTTATTTGGAGGCCGACATGGGCCTGCGGTTGCTGCGGGATATGTCGGCCCGAATCAGATTGAGGACTACGCATCATGAACATGAGCAGACTGAGTGAGCCGTCAAGCTGGGCAGGTATCGGGCTGATCGCAACCGGCGTAGGCTCCATCTTGGCGCACGACTACGGCACGGGCATCCCGCAATTGCTGACGGGACTGGCAGCGCTGTTTCAGCGCGAGTTGCCGAACAAATGAGGACGAATGATTTCGGCGGGGCTGCGGATGAGATTGCCAGGGCGATGATTGCGCCAATGCTGGCTTTTGCCACGTCCATCCTGCGCGCGACGTATCAAGGGCGCAGGAAGTGGCCGGCAAGGATCATGGAGGGCGCACTCCTGGCACTGGCTACGGTTGCCGTCAAACCAGCATTGATGATGGCAGGCATGGATCAGGAAATGGCCGTATTTTGCGGTGTTTTTATGGGATTTGTCGGCGTCGACACGCTGAGCGACTGGTTGCGGCGCTGGGGTGAGAGCCGACTGCCGAAACGGGGTGAATGATGGGCATGTCAGATGTGGGCAGGACGTCAAACATCGTCCGCTCATCGTCTGCGCGCGACAAAAAACCTGGCGTTGGGCGCACTACCCTGGCAGATGTGCGTGATGTACTGATCGAGTGCGGCTATAGCCCGTCCGAAGCTATGGTGCGCATTGCACGCAAAGCCGAAGAGGAGTTTGCTGATGAGCGATACGAGCCGGCGGTAAGGCGTGCGTTTTTGGATCTCTCGTACAGGGCCAACGCCGAGCTGCAGCAGTACATCCAGCCCAAGCTGACGCGCACCGAGCAGACTGGCCCTGACGGCGGCCCGCTCGTAATCGAGGTGGTCAAGTTTGGCGCGGATCAGACTCCCGGCTAACGGCTGGAAACCGCGCGGCTACCAGCTAAAGGCCTGGTCGTATCTGGAAAAAGGCGGTCGCCACGTCGAACTGATCTGGCCGCGCCGCCACGGAAAAGACGAAATCTGCCTGCACTGGACTGCCATCGCCGCGCTACAGCGTCCGGCTGTCTACTGGCACATGCTCCCGCAAAAGGAGCAGGCCCGAAAGGCCATCTGGATGTCAGTCAACCCGCACACGGGCAGGCGGCGGATAGACGAGGCATTTCCGCGCGAAATACGCAAACGCACGCTCGAAAACGAGATGATTATCGAGTTCATCAACGGCTCGGTCTGGCAGGTCGTCGGCAGCGACAATTTCAACAGCCTGGTCGGTGCGGCCCTTGGCGGAATCGTCTACTCGGAGTGGGCGCTGGCAAACCCGGCGGCGCGCGCATACCTGCGCCCGATCATCGCCGAGTCGCGCGGCTGGCAGATATTTATCACGACGCCGCGCGGGAAAAACCACGCATTCAACACGTTCAATGCCGCCCGCAACAACCCGGACGCATTTGCCGAGCGGCTGACGGCGCTGGAATCCGGGGTGTTTACGCCTGCGGAGTTGGAAAAGGAACGCGCGTCATACATCGATGAGTTTGGCCTGGACATGGGCAACGCGATGTTTGAACAGGAGTTTTTGACATCGTTCGAAGCCGCGATCCTTGGGGCCATCTACGGCGCAGAACTGCGAGACGCAGAGCAGCAGGGCAGGATAACAACCGTCCCGCATGATCCTGAGTTGCCGGTGCACGCGGTCATGGACATGGGATGGTCTGACGACACGGCAATCCTGTTCTTCCAGGTTGCAGCCGGTGAAGTCCGCATTATTGACGCCTACGCCACGCACGGCCAGACGATCGCGCACTACAGCGAGGTCATGCGCGCCAAGCCGTACAAATACGCGCAATACCTGTGGCTGCCGCACGATGCTCGGGCCAAGTCCATGCAGACTGGCCGCAGCGCCGAAGAGCAGTTCAGGGCGCTGGGATGGAATACCCGCATCATCCCTGAACTGAGCCTGCAGGACGGCATCCAGGCCACGCGCAAGACGTTTCCGCGCCTGTGGATAAGTGACCAGTGCGAGGATTTGCTTTCGGCAATATCCCAGTATCAGCGCGAGTGGGACGACAGCCGGAAGATGTTTACCGACAAGCCCAAGCACGACTGGACGAGTCATTACGCCGACGCATTGCGCTACCTGGCGCTGGTGTGGCGGCAGGAAATGGCTCCGAAAGAGCCGCCCAAGCCGGTTTTTCCCGAACAACAGACATTTTCGCAACTGATGAACATGGCGCGCCGTCGTGCGTCGAACTATTGACCGGAGTCAACCATGCAACCGTTCCAGCCCGCTCCCACCGCAGCCAGCACGACCGCACTGGCCGTTACGGCGGAAGACCAGACAATGACGCTGTCGCCCAATGGCGGTACGCAAACGCGATCCTTGCGGCTGGCTAACATCGGCACGCAGACCGTTTTCGTTGCACTGGGAACCGTCCACTCCAGCGTCACCACGTCAATGCCTGTTCTCGCCAACAGCGTCGAGGTTTTCACGCTGCCCGGCGGCATCACGACATTGAGCGTCATTGCGGAGGCAACCGGCTCCACGCTCTACGCAACCATCGGTGACGGGGTCTGAAATGGCGATTTCGGCCGGAAAGTGGCTCGACCGCATCAATCAGGCCGACAAGGCTGAAAAACAGTGGCGCATCCGTGCCGGAAAGATCATCACAAAATACCGCAGTGATGACGGCGTCGACCTGCAGGGAAACAAACAGCAGGAGACGTTCAATATCCTGTGGTCGAACGTCGAGACACTATCGCCAGCACTGTACAACCGCACACCGCGCCCTGACATTCGCCGCCGTTTCTCGGACAAGGACCCGATTGCGAAGGCAATCAGCGAGCTGCTGACACGCGCATCCGAATACACGATGGAAACGGAGGGTTTTGACCGTGTCATGCAGTCGGTCGTCCACGACGCGCTGTTGGTTGGGCGCGGCGTTGCTCGCGTCCGCTACGAACCTGTATTTGTTGCGCACCCGGAGCCGGACGGCGACGAGGACGGCAACGAGGAATACGAACCCGAGTCCGCGCCGCAGGATGAGATTGCCACCGAGCGCGCCTGCATCGAGCATGTGCAGTGGGACGATTTCCGATGTGAGCCATGCCGCAACTGGCAGGACGTCACATGGGTCGCCTTCCGCCTGTTCCTGACGCGGCAGGAGCTTGTAGACCGCTTTGGCGAAATCGGCGAGTCCGTACCGTGCGACCACAGCAGCCGCGAGTCCGTGACCGGCACGCCGAACAGCCCCAACAACAGCGACCGCGACGAGGAAAACCGGGGGAAGGTCTGGGAAATCTGGGACAAGACGACCAGGCGCGTCGTTTTCATCGCTCCCGAGGCAGATAACACGGGCGAAAGCGGCTTGGTCCTGATGGAGCAGGAAGACCCGCTCAGTCTCACCGGGTTCTTCCCGCTGCCGCAACCGCTCTACACGACCGAAGACCCGTCCAGCCTGATCCCGGTGCCTGATTATGAGGTCTACGCGATCCTTGCCGGTGATCTGGACCGGACTACGCGCAGGATTATCCATCTGACGAAGGCGCTCCGTGTCGCGGGCATCTACGACGCATCGCTGCCGGAGCTTCAGAACCTGTATGGCGCCGGCGATGCCATGCTGGAGCCTGCGCAGAACGTGATGGCATTGATCGAGCGTGGCGGCTTGGACAAGGCTATCTGGTTTGCGCCACTGGAGCCGATCATCGTGGCCCTGCGCGACCTCTACCAGCATCGCGAGGTCATCAAACAGTCCATCTACGAGATCACCGGCGTCAGCGACATCATGCGCGGCCAGACAGCGGCCAGCGAGACGGCGACGGCGCAGCAGATCAAGGGCCAGTGGGGCAGTTTGCGCCTGCAGCGCCGACAGCGTGACGTGCAGCGATTCGCGCGCGACCTGCTGCGGCTGGTCGTTGAAATCATGGCCGAGCGTTTCGCGCCTGAAACCCTGTCGATGATGACCGGCCTGCAGTATCCAACGGCAGAACAGAAGGCCATTGCCATGCAATTACAGCAGGCCGGTGGGCAACTGCCGCCCGAGTTGCAGGAAGTCATGGACAAGCCGACATGGGACGCCCTGCTGCAGGTCATGCGCAATGACCTGATCCTGTCGTATCGGATCGACATCGAGACGGATAGCACGATTGCGCCTGATGAGGCGGCGGAAAAGCAGGCGATGGCCGAACTGATGTCCGGCGTCAGCAACTTTGTCGCCACCATTGGCCCGGCGGTGGCGACGGGCTACCTGCCGATGGATGTGGCCAAGTCGCTGCTGCTGATGGCTGTCCGCAAGTTCAAGGCCGGGCCGTCGATTGAGGGCGAGATTGAGAAAATCCGCCAGCCCGAACCGCAGCAACAGCAGCCTGATAACACCATGCAGATCGAGCAAATGCGCGCGCAGACCGAGCTGCAGCGGCAACAGGCTGAACTGAACGCGCAAATGCAGATCAAGCAAGCCGAACTGGCGCACGCCAAGGAAGTCGAGGCCATCAAGGCCGCCGTCAAGCAGCAGGAAATTGAGTCCTCCGAGCGCCTGGCGCTGCTTCAGGCTCAGATTGAACGTGAGCGCATGGCAAGCGATGCGATGCGCGGGAGTCGTGAAGATGCGCCGGTTTAAGTGCCCGGCCTGCTGCCGTGAGGTGTTCGGCGGAAAGGCTTCGTACTGTCATGGTGCGCTTATGGACGACATGGGAGAATGGTCATTGCCGGACGGGGCAATAACGGCGGCTCCGATGATCGTGCGCGCGGCAACCTACCAGTATCAGTGCCCGATCACCGGAAAAGACATCAACGGCAAGCGGGAGCATGAAGCAAACCTTGCGCGTCATGGCTGCCGTGTGCTTGAGAGCGGCGAGGCTGAAGACGCCAAGCGCCGACGCAAGCAGGCGGAGAGTGATTTCGACCGCGCCTTGGACTCCGGAATTGACAGGATCATTGACGGTATGGGCCATGACAAGCGCGAGAGCCTGGTCAAAGAACTGACGGCAACAACATGATCCACCACAACAAACAGGGCAACCCCAATGTTTGAAGACAACGATACACAAGCACAACCCGCCGAATCCGCGAGCATCGACGACACCCTGTCGTCCGCATTTGATGAGATCGCCAGCCGGGACAATGAGCCGGGGCAGGATGAGCAGCAAGCCCAGTCCGCATCCCGTCAGCGCGATGAGTTTGGCCGGTTTGTCGGCGAGAAGCCCGAAGGCGATGTTGTTTCCGGCGGCGAAACGGAAGCGGCAAGCAAAGAGGAATCCGCGGCGCCGGTCGATGAGGAATCCGAAGCCGCTCCCGTTGAGGTCCGCCAGCCCCCGTCATCGTGGCGCGCCAACGTGCGAGAGCAGTTTGCCACCCTGCCGGTTGACGTGCAGGATGAGGTATTGCGGCGAGAGGCGGATTTCCACAAGGGGATCGAACAGTACCGGCAGGATGCTGATTATGGCCGCAACCTGAAGAGCGTGCTGTCGCCGTACCAGAATGATTTTGCGGCCCTTGGCGTGAGCGAGTCTCAAGCCGTGGGGACGCTGCTGAACTATGAGCGCACGCTGCGCCTTGGTTCTCCCGAGCAGAAGCTGGCCGTGTTCCAGAACATGCTCGACAGTTATGGCGTGCCTGTCGAGGCGCTTGTTTCAGATGATGGCGACGTCCGACAGACGGCCATGCTGAACGCGAGCCTGACTTCACGCCTGAATCAGCTTGAACAACAGTTGCATGGCTTCACCGCCTCGCAGCAGAGCCAGGTTCAAGCGCAGGTGACCGACGTCATCACGAAGTTCGCGAGTGACCCCGCCAACAAGTGGTTCAACGACGTTAGGGAAGACATGGGCAGACTTCTGGAGTCCGGCATCGCGTCGGACATCAAGGATGCTTATGACAAAGCCTGCAATTTGCGCCCTGACATACGCGCCGCTATCTCTGCTCAACAGCAGAAGGAGGCCGATGAGAAAAGGCAAAAAGAGGCTGCACAACGTGTCGCGCAGGCCAAGAAGTCGGCAGCCGTCAATGTCCGCCAGAGCGGGCAGAAACCGGCTGTCAGCAATAGGCCGCGCACCATCGACGAAACCCTGAACGACGTTTACGAGCGTCTGCAGGCAAGCTAATTTTTGAGAGGTATATCTCATGGCTTCACCGAATAGCACCTTTACGGAATTGGTGTCCACCACCTTCCGCAACCACCGCCGCGAACTTGCCGACAACGTCAGCAAGAACAACGCGCTCTTCAACCAGTTGACCAAGAAGGACCGCATTGACCTGCTGTCCGGCGGCATCAGCATCGCCGTGCCCCTGGAATATGCCGCCAACGGCACGTACCAGCGTTACAGCGGCTACGACATCCTGAACATCCAGGCTTCTGACGTGATCAGCGCCGCCGAATACCAGTGGAAGCAGGTCGCCGTCAACGTGACCGCCTCCGGTCTGGAACTGCGCAACAACGCGGGCAAGGAGCAGATCATCAAACTGGTGAAGGCGCGCGTCAAAAACGCCATGCACTCGTTTGCCAACGGCCTGTCTTCCGACCTGTACTCCGACGGCACCGCCACCAACCAGATCGGCGGCCTGCAAGCGATTGTGGCCGATGCCGGGACTGGCACTGTGGGCGGCATCGACTCCAGTTCGTTTTCCTTCTGGCAGAATCAGGTCCAGTCTGCTGCGGCTCCGCTGCAAGGCGGCGCGGGCATCACGCCGAGCGCCACCACCATCGAGAGCCTGATGCTCCCGCTGTATCTGGCCCTGACGCGCGGTGCCGACCAGCCTGACCTGATCGTGATGAGCAACGATTACTTCACGTTCTTTGAACAGTCGCAAACCAGCATCAAGCGGTACACCGATGCCGACAGTGCACAGGCCGGCTTCATCAGCCTGAAGTACAAGATGGCCGATGTCGTGTTTGACGGCGGCTCTCTGGGCGGCGGTATCCCGACCTCGCATGCGTATTTCCTGAATACCAACTATCTCGGCCTGTCCGTCCATCGTGACGCCAACATGACCGAGATTCCGGAACTGCGCTCGGTGAATCAGGATGCCGTGGTTATCCCGGTTCTGTGGCAAGGCAACTTGGTGTGTAGCAACCGCTCGCTCCAGGGCGTTATGAAGGCTTAAGGGGAGGAAAATCATCATGGCCTTTGCAAACATCAACGCGAACATCGGAAACCAGCCGGTTTCCTTCTACAACGACCCCGACAGCACCCAGCGTCACGTCCTCGGCCGCGAAATCAGCGGCGCTGATCCGTACTGGGGCGGCGGAAAGTTCATCTACCTGAAGGCTGGCGAAGCTATTAGCATGGGTGAGCTGAACGTCTGGGACAAGGACTTCAATGCCACCAACGTGCCCAACACCGCCAACACTGGCCGTCCTGTTGCTGCCGCCATCTACCCGATGGCGTCCGGCGATTACGGCTGGTTCTGCGTGGAGGGCGAGGTTCCTGTCGCTGTCACCGCTTCCGTGGCTGCCGGCACTACCTTCGGCCTGACTGGTGCGGGCACTGTCGGCGCTGTCACCAATGGCAAGCAGATCCTCAACGCCGTCAGCGTGCTGGCGTCTACGGGGACTGTGGTCAAGGCCAATACCACGACCGTGAGCGGTTCCAACGTGCTGCGCTTGTCGGATCCTGCTGACGGCTGGTTCTACGGCATCGCCCTCTCTGGCACCGGCATCGCGGCCAATACGACCGTGACCGGCATCAGCGATGACGGCCGCACCGTGACGATGAACAACAACGCCACCGCCAGTGGCTCCGTGACCGTGACCGGTACTTATACCGGTTTCATCAAGGCGCAACTGTCCCGTTCGTTCGTTCAGGGCCAGGTTAGCTAACCTGACTCAGCCGGGCCGGACATTGTTCGGCCCGTTCTTCCATTTTTTGCATAGTAGGTGACCCCAAATGCAAGGCGCACTCCGCACCACTGGAAACAGCCCCATCCGCCCTCCTTATGTCCGCTTCAAGCGCGTTGCAGTCCGCGACAACGCCGCATCCGTCGAAGCAGGCTATGAGGTGACCCGAGACGAGGATTTTGCCTGTATCACCCCGCCCGGCTCCCGCGATTGCGTGGAAAAGGTCGCCAAGGACTGGTTGAAAGAAATTGAAGCCAAGCACCGTGGTGGTGACCAGGGTTGGCCATATGAATTCGTGCAGGGATTCAAGATGGCTTACGAGCAGTACCTGCAACAGAACGAAATGCCGCCCATGGGTACGCCCATTCGCGGTTTCATGCTCCTGCAACCCAGCGAGCAGCAGCGGTGCCTGAGCGCCAACATCCTGACCGTTGAGGATCTGGCGTCCGCCAATGAACAGGCCATCGGCCGCATCGGCATGGGCGCACGCGCGCTGAGCGAAAAGGCTGCGGCATGGCTGCGCACTCGCGGCGACGGGTCTGCGCAGGTTGCGAGCGAAAATATCAACCTCAAGATTGAAAACGAGCAGCTCAAGGAACAGTTGGCCAGTGCGCTTGACAGCATCAAGCAACTTGAGCGCGAACTGAAGACCAAGCGAGCAGCCTAACCGGAGCAGTTATGTCCCTCTTGTCAGTGGTTCAGGATGCGTGCCGGAGAATCGGCATCGTCGTACCAAATGCAATCGTGTCGTCCAACGATGCGCAGATCATGCAGTTGATGACCCTGCTGAATCAGGAGGGGCAATCCCTGTCGGAACGGTTTGACTGGCAGGTTTTGCGCAAGGAAGTGACGTTTACCGGGGTTGCCGCCGATGACCAGGGCGCGATATCGACGATTGCCGGGACTGATTTCAAGTACATCATTCCCGATACGTTCTGGAATCGCACCCTTCGCCGGCCTGTCTATGGCTCCATCACGCCGCAAGACTGGCAAATGCTCAAGGCATCGCCTCAGACCGGGCCTTTTCAGCAGTTCATCCTTCGCGGCGGCCATATCCTGATGCTGCCAAACCCGACCGCCTCGCAAACCATGGCTTTTGAATACAAGACGGCCAACTGGGTGCTTGCATCGGACGGGACGACAGGAAAGAGCGCATACAGCGCTGATGACGATGCCGCCTTGCTTGATGAGCAGATCATGACGATAGGCTTGATCTGGCGGTGGCGGCAGGTCAAGGGGCTGGAATATGCCGAAGACTTCCGGCTGTATGAGGGCATGGTTGCCGATGCCATCACGCGCGACAAAGCCCCCACGTCGATCAGCATGGCGGGAATGCCGCGTCTTCGCGTCCCCGGCACTGTTGTGCCTTATGGTAACTGGAGCCTTTGATGCGTCAGGCCATGGTGAGGCAGGGGCGCGCCCGCAAGTCGTCCAGCCGGTCAATTACCGCTCCCGTGGGCGGATGGAACGCAAGGGACAGCATCGCGGCAATGAATGTCGCCGATGCGGTCATCATGGACAACTTTTTCCCGCGCACGACCGACGTAATGGTGCGCAAGGGCTATACGGACTGGGCTACCGGGCTGGCGGTAGACATCGAGACGCTGGCGGCCTATAACGCGGCGGACGGCACGGCTGAGCTTTATGCGGCTGCCGATGATGGTATCTATGACGTCAGCAGCGACGGAGCCATTGGTGCCGCCGTCGTGTCCGGACTCAACTCGGCGCGCTGGCAAAAGGCGAACGTATCCACGACCGGTGGCAAGTTCCTGTATCTGGTCAACGGAGTGGATGACCCTCTGCTGTACAACGGCACAGCATGGACGGCCATAAATGCGCTATCGACCCCTGCTATCACTGGCGTCACGACCAATACGCTGGTTGATGTCTGCCTGCATCAGCGCCGCGTCTGGTTTGTTGAGATTGACAGCCTTTCTGCTTGGTATCTCCCTGTTGATTCTGTGGCTGGTGCTGCAACTGAGTTCGACCTGTCTGCAATCTTCAGACGAGGAGGGTACCTGCTGACACTGGGGACATGGACGATCGATGCCGGATACGGCATGGACGATCATTTGGTATTCCTGACCTCTGAAGGAGAGATTGCCGTCTACAAGGGCTACGACCCGGCGTCCTCCAGCACATGGGCGCTTGTCGGCGTGTACTGGATTGGTTCGCCAGTGGGTCGCCGATGCATAACCAAGATGGGATCGGAGCTGGTCATTGTCTGCCAGGATGGACTCATGCCGTTGTCGCACGCGCTGACAACCGTTCGCGTCAACAACAAGCTGGCGGTGACCGACAAGATTCAGCAGGCCGTCAGCACGGCCGTCAGCCTGTACGGGACCAATTTCGGCTGGGAACTGTGCCCGTTCCCGAAGGAAAACATGCTGATCCTGAACGTACCGATCAGCACGCAGGCCAATCAGCAATACGTCATGAACACGATTACCGGGTCATGGTGCCGGTTCATGGGCTGGGATGCCGTTTGCTGGGAACTGTACGATGATCATATATTTTTCGGAACCACCGGCAAGGTGTGCAGGGCATGGGATGGAAACAAGGACGGGGAAACCAACATATTTGCCGAGTGCCTGCAGGCGTTCAGTAATTTCGGTTATCCGGCGCGTGAAAAACACTTCAAATTGATCAGGCCGATTATCCAGGTTGCCGGGGCGGACGCCAATGCGTTCGGGCTAAGCATCGGCCTGAATGTGGAATATGACCAGACACCGCCTGCAGGCTGGCCGACGTTTTCCCTTGGCTCCTATGCGCTGTGGGATAGTGCAGTCTGGGATTCGTCCGTCTGGGTGAACGGATATTCACCGGCAAAACAGGATTGGCTGACAGCGCCAGCCGTTGGGTACAACGTGGCCATGCATGTCCGGCTGACCAACCGGATAACCGATCTGAACTGGGTGAATACCGACTTCATCTTCGAGGTCGGATATGGCCTATAGCATCGTCTGCGGGCCGCAATGGAATGACATCCTGGGGGATTATTTCCAGCGACACGCGGGCGGCGAATACCGGCAGGGCGCGCAATGCTTCGGAATGCTCAGGGACGGGAAAATCATTGCCTGCGTGTTGTTTGACGGCCATAACGGCGCGAGCATCTACATGCACGTTGCCAGCAGCGCCAGGAACTGGATAACGCGCGAATATATCCGTGCCGTGTTTGATTATGCCTTCAGGCAGTTGGGGTGCCGTGTTATTATCGGATTAGTGGCTGAAAGCAACCTCAAGGCCCGAAGATTTGACGAGCATCTTGGATTCATCCTGACCGGGAAAATACCCGACGGATGCCCTGATGGCGATTTGTTGATCTATACCATGCCCCGCAATGGGTGCAAATGGCTTGAGGTGCTGAAAAATGGGTAAACCCAAGGCTCCACCCGCTCCCGATTATGCCGCTGCTGCGGTTGCTCAGGGTGCCGCCAATCTTGATGCGGCGCGCGCCACGTCAAAACTCTCAAACCCTGAATGGGATAATGCCGAAGGCTCTCGCCGCATCCAGTACGGCATCGGCGGTGATCCTGACCGGGTCCGCGTCGTTGACACCATGTCGCCTGTGGCTGCCCAGCAATACGGCATACAGCAGGGAATCAATACCAACCTTTTGAATACGGCAGCAGCCGGGCTTAATCGCGTCTCACAGCAGATGGCGACCCCGTTTGATATGTCCCGCGTGCCGCAGGTGGATACCCGCAACGAACAGACCCGGCAGGCGGTTGCTCAGGCGCTGATGGGCAGGCTGCAGCCGCAGTTCGACAAGGACGAGAACTCTGCTAGGACTCGCCTTGCCAATCAGGGAATCACGCAGGGCAGCGAGGCGTGGAACGACGAAATGAACCGCCTGACCCAAGCCAAGAATGACGCCATGATGCAGGCGCAAATGCAGGCAGGCGGCGAGGCATCACGCATGTTTGGCGACCAGTCGGCGGCAAGGCAGCAGGCGATTCAGGAACAAGCCTACCTCCGCAACCTGCCGTTGTCGGAAATCAATGCTTTGCGCACCGGCAGCACGCCGAACCTTCCCCAGTTTCAGGGGTTCAGCGGATCGCAGGTGCAGGCGGCTCCGTTGCTGCAAGGCGCGCAGCTCGGAGAGCAAGCGGCCATTGACCGATACAACGCAAGGGTAGGCCAGCACAATGCGCTGATGCAAATGGCCGGGCAGGTGGGCGGGGCCTTCCTGCTTGGCGGAATGTGAGGTGACACATGGTTGATATGACGCTATACGGCAACCCTGCCGCAATCGCTCGGAACAGGGCCATTGCTGATGCCCTGATGGGGTCGGCAATGGGTGGGCAGGCGGGTATGCCGCAAGGCGGCGGGCGCATTGCATCGGCTGCCGGAATCGGCTCCATCATCGCACCGCTGGCCCAAGCCTTGGTATCCAGGCGCATGAGCAAGCGCGCGGATGATGACGAGGCAAAAATGAAAGCGGCCTATGCGCAAGCCATGCAGGGATATACGGATCAGGGAATGCAGGCGCTGTCCGGCGTTCCCGATCGAGTCATTCCCGCCGTCGAAGGCGTACGTCCAACCAATAACCCCATGCCTATGCTGACTGGCGACCAGAAGTCCGGCTATGTGGACGAACTGCTTGGCGGCCTGAAGGATACGACGATCAAGCCCGCGAGTGTGGAACGTGGCATTCCAGGCAACCCCATGCTGGCGGCTACGTTCTTCGCGCGCAATCCCGAGACGAAGGCGCTGGCCGACGAACTGATGAAGCAGGCAGCCGCCCAATACGCGCCGGTCGATGCGTCCAAGTTCCTGCCGTATGCGCCGGGGCAGTCCTTGGCGCAGTCCATTCCGGCTGGCGGCCTCAACAATGCCAATCTCGGTCAGGCGCTGCGCGGCGCGTTTGCGGGTGGCGGAATGCCGAAGATCGAGGGCGACCGGATGATTGATCAGGGGACTGGCAGCGTCAGCAACCTGCCAATGACGGCCACGCAGCAGGCAACAGCCAACTATAACCAGGGCATGCTTGGCTACAACCAGCAGAACCTGCAACGCCAGTGGGCGGAACTGCAGCAACGCCAGCAGCAGTTTGCCATCGAGGCCGGACTGCGCCGCATGGGGCTTAGCAATGATCAGGCGCGGCTTGAACTGGATCGCGCAAAGGCTGACCCGGCCTATCAGGCGCAACTGGCCGCAACCATCAAGCAGGCAGAGGCGGGGGCGCAGCGGCAGATTGAGGAAGGGCAGAAGGCGCGCGACAGCCTGCAGGGCATCGGCATCCTCAATGAAATGGAGGCTCTGGTTCCGAAGACCTCTGATAGCGCAATCGGTCGCGGCGGCCGGGCGGTTGGGGCCTTGTTTGGTGCTGGTGGAGAAACCCGTGCGGCTGACAGGCAGCTCGAAACGCTTGGAAACCAGTTGGCGATGTTCGCCCAGCGTTTCCCCGGCGTCCAGACGGACAAGGACTATGAGCGGATGATGGCTCAGGTCGGCGTCGTGAACGGCTGGAATACCACGCAGGAAGAGAAGGCGGCGGCGCTTGCTCAAGCCAAGAAATACATGCTTAACCTCGTCCAGAAGTACGGAACGGCTGAAGAGCGGGCGCAGGCGATCAAGTCCATGCGCAGCGAAGAGGGGGCGGGCGGCGGGTGGTCAATGCAGAGGGTTGAGTGATGGCGAAATATCGGATCACCTCACCGGAAGGCGAAAAGTTTGAAATCGTCGCGCCGGACAATGCCAGCCCTGACGAGGTCATGGCTTATGCTCGGCGGCAGTTTGCCAGCAGGGAAACGCCGTCGGATACGTCCGTCCTCCTCTCCGGGCTGAACAAGGGCGCGGCTGCCATTTTGGACAGTTTTGCCGATGTCGGTCCCAATGTGATGAATCTGGCAAAGGTCGCAGTTGGCGCGCCACTGTATGCGCTTGGGCGCGGCGACATTGCCGACAAGATCGGCGCGACGGAAATGCTGGAGCCGGTTAGCCCGGCGCGGCGCGCGATGCAAGCTGTCGGGGCCGGCAACGTGAAACCGGTTACGGGATTCCAGAAGCGGCTGGATTACGCGGCTCAGGCCATACCGTCCGCTGTGTTTTCCCCTGCAACTACTGCTGGCGGTTTGCTTAAACAGGCCGGTCTTGCTGCTGTGTCAGGATTGGCAACAGGAGAAACACAGGATAAAACAGGGTCGAGCCTTGCGGCCCTTACGGCCGGGATGCTGGCCCCCATGGGCGTGCAGGCTGCGGTTTCTGGTGCAAGGGCTACGGGCGCAATCAGGCAGCCGTTTACCGCAAAAGGGCGCGAACTTGTTGTGGGCGACTTCCTGCGCGGCAACGTCCGCGAAGACATCAATCCAGAAGCGGCGCTTGCGCAAAAGAAGCCGCTTGTGCCTGGAAGCAAGCCGACTACCGCGCAGTTGATTGCTGAGGCCGGGGACAAGCGCTTGCTGGGGTACGAAAAGCAGCTTGCCGAAGACACGGCGACCCGCCAGCAGTTCGACGAGCGCTATGCCGCCAATGCGGCCGCCCGTGCCGAGCAGGCGCGTCGCATCGCTCCGGGTGATGACGGCGCGGCTGTCGTCCAGCAGCGCGTCCGCGATGAGGTGGCGGCAAGGCAGGCGGCAGCGGATGCCCAGAAGCAGAATGCCGCCAACAGCCGTGACTGGGCCATGGGGCAGACAGGCCGCGATGTGACGGATTTGCAGGCCGGGCAAACGATGGCCAACGTTTACGATGACCTCTACCGTCAGGCGCAGCAGGCAAACAGCCTGAACTATGACATCGATCCGTTCAACTCCGTGACGAATATCCCGCTTCCTGTCCAGCAGATCGGCGGGATCATGGATGATGTGTATGCTGGTGTGACAAAGGCCGCGCCGGCCAGCGTGCGCGAGTCGCTGGGAATTGTTGACCAGATCGCGAGGCCGGCCGCTGTCGGCGTGAATCCTGCCGCGAGACAGGCAAAACCCAAGCCTGTGAATTACGGACCCGGAGAGGTGAATCCGGATACGGATGATCTGCTGGCTGCGATTGCTAAGCATGGCGGATTGTCGCGAGACCAGGCAAGGCAGTTTGGCATTGATCCAGCCGAATTCAACAAGCGGGCCGGTCAGGGCAAGCCTGTATTTCCGGCCAGCGGCGGCAAGCCGTTTGACCGGATGGCTGAGGAGTTGTCCCAATACGGATACCCGGTTGCGGAACAGGGCGGCTATTCGCCCTATGCGCTGGCCAATGCGCTGGATGACGCCATGCGAGGACGGAAGATACTCACGCCACAGGGGTACGAATATCAGTCGGCGCTGGATGACTGGACGGCGAATCGCGGGCAGATGTTTGGCGAAGACCTGCGCCCGCTAATTTCTGGCGACCTGACGATGAGCTACAACCAGATGAAGGTGGCCAGCGGCCGCATCGGTGAGCTTGAGCGGAAGGCAATGGAGAGCGGAGACAGCCAGTCAGCAATGGCAGCAATGGCGCTCGGTCGCATCAAGCGTACGCTGCGTCAGGCGATGGATGATGCTGTTGAGCAGGGGCAGGTGTCGCCGGAAATCGCCGACGCATACAGGCACGCAACCCAGCAATATGCGCAATATGCGCAGCGAATGAAGGAGGGTGTCGCGGGCAATCTCAGATTTCGCCAGAGTGAGCG